CTAAAAGAACTCGGCATTTGAGTTCTTTTGATGAATTTGAAAAAGTGAAGAAGATGAGCGAGGAAGAAAAAGACAAAGAACTGGATTATGTTTTTTCTACAATCGGATCTTCTTGGGAGTTTGTCAACTATATCTTCCTTATTACAGACGTAACAAGAGCTTTTACTCATCAGTTGGTTAGGCACAGGGCAGGTACTTCTTTTGCCCAGCAAGCCCAAAGGATGGCTGATGTTAGGGACTTCAGTTATCTGGCCAGCGGGGAATGCGCAGAAAATTCAATTTATCACTTTGCTATGCAGGAAATTAGAAAGGCTTACGGCGAGCTTATTGATAATGGAGTGAACATACAAGATGCTAGGGGAATACTGCCAACTAACATTCATACCAATATTCTTTTCGGAGTCAATCTTAGAGCCCTTAGCAATATTTCAGAAGTAAGACTGTGTTTAAGGGCTCAAGGAGAATTTCAGGATGTTGTCCAGAAGATGAAGGAGGAGGTGGTAAAGGTACATCCCTGGGCCGAACGAGTTTTAAAGTGCCATTGTGCTAAGTATGGGGTTTGTCTTTTCCCGAGATTCAATTGTGCAATTAAAGAAGAACATCCAGAGCTTCAGCCTTCTGCAGAAAAATTAAGGGCAATAGAAAAGACTTGGCAAAAGTTCTGCGGGACCTCTTTACAGCCTGACGGAAAAATTATTAGGCAGGAGGGCAGCTCTGATGTATAAGATTGTTGCTGTTGATTTTGATGGGGTCATCTCTCATTATGAAGGTTGGAAGGGGGTCGGAGTATTCGGACCCCCGATCAAAGGGGCCAAAGAGGCCCTTTTGAGGTTAAAAGAAGAAGGTTATACTATTATTGTCTTCACCACTCGTGGAGAAGAAGATTTGGTGAAGAATTATTTGCAATTGGCTGGCATTCCTTTCGACTTCATCAATGAAAACCCGCCTTGGGCTCCTGAGAACCTCAACAAGAAGAAGCCTATCGCTGATGTTTATATTGATGACCGGGCTATATCTTTTAAGGGAGAGTGGGAAGGTGTGGTTGAAAAGGTCTTGTCCTTCAGGCCTTGGTATAATAAACATAAAGAAGAGACCTTTTGCAGTACAGCAGAAATCTCGAATGATCAAAGGCTTTATGATGCTGTGTTGGAGGAGATAGTAGAAAGCAAAGAAGAAGTCTTAAGTGCTGGCAAGTGGTATGATAAATTTATGCCAAAACTTTCTGAATTGTTGGAGATTGATTTTTACTTTCCTTCTTTGTTGGAACGGTGTTCAAGATCTGTCAGAGAACTTGCTTCTTTGGTGCCTATGGAGGTCAGAAAAGAAGCTTTCGAAGTTTTTAAAATTAAGAATACAGAAAGGGCTGGAACTTGGAAACAAATTGGCGCAGCGGGTGCAATTGTTGAAATTCATGCTAAGCTTTCGAGGCTCAAGGTTAACCCTTCTGATAAGGATAGTATGGTTGACCTTTTTAATTATTGTGTTTTCTTTTTGGCCTGTGTTAGAGAAGGAAAAATTTGCCCTTCTTTCGGACCGAAGAAGACGGCTGTTGTGACAGGGTCTCACAAAGGGGGTTTGGGTGAGATTATTTTCAAAGTGTTGTCGCTGAACGGCTATAAAGTATTCGATCTTAAAGATGTCAATTTTTCTACTATTGAGAATTTTTTTGACAATTTCCCTGAAGAAAAGATTGATGTGCTGGTCAATAATTATGGCATAAATAAGCTGAATTGGATTGGCCAAATCGAACCAGAAGATTACAGAGTTATTGATGTTAATTTGAAAGGCCCGTTGGCAGTTGTTAATGAGCTGGTTAAAAGGGGGTTAGGTCCTACTCGTATTCTAAATGTGTGCTCTCAGACTTATAGAGTTGCCCAAAGATGTACTTCTATTTATTGCTCCAGTAAAGCAGGGCTGGCACATTTGACCCGCGTGATGGCAAGAGAATTGGCCCCTAAAGTGTATGTGGTGAATGCTATTTCGCCTGGTCTAATTGTGGACACTCGCATGTCAGAGTTGACGAATAAACAAGTTCTATTCCTTAGAGGTTGGGATGAGGAAGCTGCTGAGAAATATGCTTTGGCCTATATCCCTGCTGGGCGTTTTACTGATAGAGAAGAAGTTGCTTTGGCTATTATTAAAATTTTACATCTTCCGAGCTATATCAATGGCACTGTGATAGATATGACAGGCGGACAATAGAAGAAGTTGGGTATGGAAAGGGCAGATTATGGGAGTAGAAGAGTCTTTTTGCCATTTGCACATTCATGACCATTTTTCTTATTTAGATGGCTATGGTAAGCCAGAGCAATATATAGAGCGAGCTTCGTCTCTTGGCCAGAAGTATTTGGCCCAAACAAATCATGTCAATGTTGATGGGGCTATTAAATTTCAAAAGGCCTGCCTCGAAGCCAATATTACTCCAATAATTGGTTGTGAGGCCTATATTGTACCTGATCATAAGAAGAAGACTAAAGGAGAAAAGAGAGGCCATGTTCTGTTATTGCCCTATTCTAAAGACGGATGGAGGAATCTGCTACAACTGCTTACTCTTGCTAATACTGATGGCTTTTATTATAAGCCGCGAATTGATTATAAAATGCTTCAAGCTTATGGAGAGGGGCTCATAATTTCTTCAGCTTGTGTTTCTAGTTTTCTTCATCTTGAGGGGGGAATAAATTTTTTGGAAAGCTTAATTGATCTTTATCCAGATTGTATTTATCTGGAGGTCATGCCCCATATCCATCCTTTACAGGTCAAGACAAATACCTTGTGTTACAAACTTTCAAAAAAGTACGGCCTACCTCTTGTTGCTACTCATGATTGCCATTACGTCGAACCCCAACATGAAAAAGTACAAGAAGTCCTTTTGGCCATACAAAGGAAAGCCAAATGGAATGATCCGAACAGATGGCGGTTTGACTTCACTGGGCTTTATTTGACTTCTTATGAAGAAATGTGCCAACTGTTTGAAAAGCAGAAGTGTTTGCCTAAACAGGTTTGGCAGAAAGCTTTGAGAACAACAACAGAAATAGCAGAACGATGTTCTACCTTCAAAATTAAACAACTAAAAGTGAGCTTGCCTCGTGTCCCTGGAATCAAAGAAGATGAAAGGGATGCTTTGAAGAGTCTGTGTTATGAGGGCTTGAAGAAGAAGATTGGGAAGGACCATCCTTCTATTGAGGAATATAAGCAGAGGTTGGAAGAGGAATTGAATGTGATAATAGGCCTTGGCTTTGCTCGATATTTTCTGATTGTTTGGGAGCTTGTCCAATGGTGTAAACAGAATGACATTATGGTCGGCCCTGGAAGAGGTTCTGTGGGAGGGAGCCTTGTGGCTTACTTGCTTGGAATTACAATGGTTGACCCTCTTCAATTTGGGCTGCTGTTCAGCAGGTTTATTTCTCCTGCCAGAATTGATTTGCCTGATATTGATTTGGATTTTGAGGATATAAAAAGACATTTGGTTAAACAGCATCTTGAAGAGCTGTATGGGGAAGAGTGTGTTGCTGGCGTTTCTACTTTTATGGCTTTGAAAGGGAAGGGAGCATTAAGAGATGTAAGTAGAGTATTTGATGTTCCTCTTGCTGATGTTAATGCTGCTGCTAATGCTATTATTGTTAGGTCTGGCGGCGACATGAGAGCGAATTTTACGATTCAGGATGCATTTGAAATATTTGAAGATGGCAGACGATTCATGAGAAAATATCCAGAAGTTGCTAAGATTGCAATGAGCCTGGAAGGCCAAATAAGAGGAGTCGGGCAGCACGCAGCAGCTGTTGTAGTCAGTAAGGAGAGTCTGCATAAAGGCAGGAGGGCGTGTTTGAGAATCGGAAAAGGAAACAGCTTAGGCTCTGAATTACTTGTTAACTGGGATAAACATGATGCTGAGTATGTTGGACTGATGAAGATGGATTTGTTAGGGCTGAATGCCCTTACTGTGCTGTCCTCTACTCGCAAGTTGATAAAGAAGATACACAGCAAGGATATTGTTTATGAAGAGATACCCTTGGATGATGAAAGAGTGTTGGAACAATTCTCTCAAGGCAATACTGTTGGATGTTTCCAATTTGGCTCTTTGGGCTTGAGGAAGATTTGTGCTGAGATAGGGGTGGATAATTTTGAGACTTTGGTGGCCATAAATGCTTTATATCGGCCCGGACCTTTGCGGGCAGGCATGGCTACTGAGTACGCTTTGCGTAAAAGGGGAGAGAAGAAGTGGGAATATCTTCATCCATTTATGGAGGATTTAACTAAGGAAACCTATGGTATTGTGCTGTATCAGGAACAAGTAATGAGGTTTATGTATGATCTTGCTGGGCTCGGATGGAAGACTGCTGATACAGTTAGAAAAGTGATGAGCAAATCACAGGGTGTTGCACAGTTCCAAAAATTTAGGGAGATGTTTGTTGAAGGATGTTTGGAAAGGAAAACATTGGATGCCGAGACTGCTGGCAAGATATGGGATGAATTGGCCACATTCGGTTCGTATGGATTTAACAAAAGCCACAGCGTCGAATATACTATGATTGCCTATTGGGATATGTGGCTAAAAGTTTATTATCCAGCAGAATTTTTAGCCTGTAGCCTTTCTTATGGCTCGATGGCAAAAAAAGAGGATCTTGTAGAAGAGGCCCAAAGGCTTGGACTACAAGTGATGCTTCCGAAAGTAGGCATATCAAAATCAACAGAATGGACAGTTAAGGATAAATGTCTGTATATTCCCTTTATAGAAGTGAAGGGCATCGGCCCGAAGATAGCAAAGAAGTTAGATGAATTTGAAAATGCTTCGGCTAAAGGCTTTTTGCCAAAAAGCAATAAAGGCTCTTTGCCGAAGAACATTGTACAATTATTGGATAGGATTGGCGCATTCAATGAAGAAGAGTTAAGTGAAAGGGAAATTGAGAACATCAGGGAATATTTTGCTTTTGAAATCTCAAAAGACCCTTTGAAAAAGGTTAGGAAGATGCTGCCATTGCTGAGTACAGCGTATGATATGAGCGATGTGTGCAATATTGATTTCAAACGAGTTGATAAAAGAAGAAAGTGTTATTTTGGCCAAATGACTGAGGTCAGATATAGTTACAAGGACAATGTTGCCACTTTACAGAAGAAGTCAAGGGCCTCTGAATCGACTGCTTTTGGTGGAGTATATGGTAATTTTAAAGATCAGACTGATTTGTGTATGCTGATTTTTAGCAAGGAGTTGTACCAAAGGAAAAAGGACCTTGTGGAGCATTGCAGTGGTCAGTGGCTGTTGGCTTTTTGCTCACATCCCCATAGGGCATCTTCTTTATTCTGTGAGGATGCTTATTTCGAGGAAGAACTTTTTTCTGGCCAAATTGATGGGCTTTCGCTGGCAAGAAAGGATCGGAAACCTTCAGCAGTAAAAGGGCTTAATGAGTGCGAAGCTTGTGAGTTGCGGAGGCAATGTAGGGCCCCTGTCCCCCCATCAAGAGGATTCTATAATATTATGATTGTTGGAGAGGCCCCTGGGAAAGTAGAAGATAAAGAGGGCAAAGGTTTCGTTGGGGATAGTGGAAAGTTGCTGTGGGACAAGCTTGCCCGAAGAGGGTTTCATAGGAAACAATTTTATGTCACTAATGTAGTCAAATGCTGGCCCAGGGAGGCAAAAACTCCCAAAGGCAAACACATTAAGGCCTGTACATCTCTTTGGCTTGATAAGGAAATTGAAACAGTAAAACCTTTTTTGATCCTGGCATTGGGTAATACTGGCATGAAGTATTTCAAGAATAGAGACAGCGGAATAATGGATATGAATGCAGCAGTTGAATGGGATTATGAGAGAGGGGTCTGGATTTGCTATTCTATTCACCCTGCTTCTGTTCTTTACCATAGGGAAAATGAGGCTTTGTTTGATAAGGCTGTGGATGTTTTTGCTGACAGGGTTCGCAGATTGGGAGGAATAGAATAGAGAGGCCTTAAAGGGAAAAGAACAAGTGTACAGAATTGATTTGTCGAAGGTAAGAAATTTTAAAAAATAGGTTATAATAATATAGAAAGGAGGGCAATGATGGGAAGGATTACGGATCTTGACGTGGAGCTTCCGCTTAGCAGCTACGAAGAGGAGTACCACAAGGAACTCCCATTCAACAAGTACGATCTTGACGAGGAGTTCTTGAAGCAGCCACGGGTTTATCTGAAGTGGGCGAAGCTGTATGCTCAGTCCTTGGCAGAAAGGAAGAGGGTTGACCGGGAAGTTGAGAGGATGAAGGCGAAAGTGGCGATGGAAGTAAGGAAGGACCCAGCAGCCCACGGCCTTGACAAGAGGCCCACGGAGGCCTCTATCAAAGATGTCCTGGCCAATGACAAAAGGGTGATAGAGGTTGAGAACAAGTTTTTCTACATATACGAGCTGTCCCATTTGCTGGAGCATGCCGTAAGGGCCTTTGAGCACCGGAAGGAGTTGCTGAAGGCTACCGGGGAGCTGTGGCGTGCTGGGTACTACAGCGATGTCCCCGAGGTTTGTGAATCTCAGGGACAGAGGGACATGAACAAGAAGAATCTCCGGGAGGAGACCAAACTTAAAATGCGAAGGAGGAAGTAGAATGGCAAGAAGAAGTGAAAGGAAAAGGCCCAAAGTGAAGTACGCAGAGAGAAAGCTTCAACACAGCTACGGCCACCGGGGAGACACCGGGAAGTATGGGAACATTTACAATGTGAATGATGTCAGTGTGTGGAAGCCGGACGCAGGAGAACACGAACTCTGTATAATTCCCTATCAAGTTACAGATCCCAAAGACAGCCTTTATAGGACCAAGAATCCCGATCTCAACCCTCCCTTTACTGAAGAGGAAATCAAAGAGGACAACTGCTGGGACCACAAGCTGACAGTTCTGATTCATACCAATATCGGCGTGAACCAGGATGCGGTTGTGTGTCCGAGAACTTTTCGAGAGGCTTGCCCTATTTGTGAAGAGAGAGACAGGCTTATTAAGGCTGATGCCGAGGACAGGGAGATAGGTGCCCTGTCCCCTATGAAGAGGGCGGTCTACAATATCTTTTGCTTCGATTCGCAGAAGGAAATGGAGAAGGGAGTCCAAATTTGGGAGGCCCCGCATCAGAGTATTGAGGACACCTTGAGCGAGCTGTACAGGGACAAGAGGACCGGAGAGCTTCGGGTCTATACGGTCCCGGAAGAAGGTTGGAATGTGTTCTTTGAGAGGAAGGGAACGGGCCTCAACACAGAATACAGGCAGGTTAGCATAGTGGAGAGAAGAAAGGAGGACGAGTTTACTGAAAAAGAGCTGGACGAATTGTATGAGCAGGCCTACAACCTGGAAGAGATAATTGAGGTCAAATCCTATGATGAGCTGTACAAAATGTTCCATGGCTCTTTTGCAATGAATGAGGAAGATAACGAAGAAGAGGAAAAACCCTCGCGGTTCTCAAGGTTCCGGGGCCGAAGGGCTGCTACTGAGGAAGAAGATGAGGCAGCGGTGGAAGAAGAAAAGGAGGAAAGGCCGAGAGGCAGAGGGCAGTCAAGGAGAAAAAAAGAAGAGGAGGATGAGTTGATCATCCCGGAAAAGTATGAGGAATGCTTTGGCATTCAGAACCAAGAGTTGGAAGAGTGCGATGACTGCCCACAGGAGGTTTGGGAGGCTTGCCTGGAGAAATGTGAAGAAAGAGTCAAAGAACGATCGAAGAGCAGGAGGGGCAGAAGGTAAATGAGGGAAAAGATAGATTTATCCAATGGGCAGGTAGTAGAAGAAGAGGAGGTTGAACGGAGAGCAGGCCTTGTGCCAACAGGTTCAACCCTCCTCAACCTTGCCCTTTCCGATAATCCCCACGGAGGCTACTTATTGGGTACTATGGTGAATGTGGTAGGAGACAGCAGCGCGGGGAAGACTTTCCTCTGCTGGAACATGTTTGCAGAGGTCTGCCGGAGATCGGAGTTTGACGGCTATGAGTTGATTTATGACGACGCAGAGGGAAAGCTTCAGATTCCTATTGAAAGGATGTTCGGGAAGAAGACTGCTGAGAGAGTGGAGTGGAAGGGGATCAGTGAGGAGCTTCCTGCATCTGATACTGTGGAGGACTTCGATGTGGCTGTGCGGGAATTGCTGGACGGGGGGAAGAAGTTCATCTATGTCTTGGACTCCTTTGATGCCCTGAGTGATAGGGAAGAGCTGAAGAAGAAGGAACTCAAAAGGGACTATCCTGCCAAACCCCGGTTGGCCAGCCAGATGTTTCGGAAGATTTGCGGCCGGATCAATGGAACCCAGTCTCTTCTTGTGGTAGTTAGCCAGACACGGGAGAAGATAGGGGTGATGTTTGGGGAGAAGAAAAGCAGGTCTGGTGGGAGGGCTCTCCGGTTCTACTCTATGCACGAGCTGTGGTTGGCCGTGAAGTCCCATATCAAGAGGAAGGACCGAGAGGTTGGGGTTCGTGTCCTTGCGAAGACGAAGAAGAATCACCTCACTGGAAAGCTTAGAGAGGTGGAGTTTGACATCTTCCATGACTATGGAGTGGACGACATCGGCAGCATGATTGACTGGATGGTTGGTGAGGGGTTTTGGATAAAGCTGAAAAGCGGAACCACCATAGACACTGGAGGGGATTTTGGAAAGGGGACGAAGAACAAACTCATAAAGCTTATCGAAGAGGACGAAAGAGAATTGGACAAGTTGATCAAGTTGGTTGGTCAATGCTGGGAAGAGGTCGAGTTGTCCATAAGAACCGACAGGAGGCCCAGGTATGAGTGAGGTGAAAGAGATAGAGGTGAGGGAAGGCCGGACCATTAGCACAGGCAATTGGGAAAGCTTCAGGGTTGATGTGGGGGCAAGGGCTGTTTTGGAGCCTGGTGAGGACTTGAACGAGGCTTTCTACAAGCTTTTCCAAGAAGTGGAAAAGCAATTGATTGTTAGGGTCCGGACGGAGAGAGAGCGAGTTCTCGAATCACAAGAAGAAAAGGCCAAGGAGAGGTTCAGAGGCCGAAGGAGGATTAAGGCTTGATTATACTTGTTGATGGAAACTATGTATGTCATTACCATATGCATCGGCTCCGCGGCTTCAGCTACAACGGCAAGGCTACTGGAATCATCTTTGGCTTTTTGAGGGAGCTTCTGTCCTTGGCCAAGAGATTTGACTGTACCCGGTTTGTCTTTGCCTGGGATAGCAGGAAGAGTGTAAGAAAGCTTCATTTCCCTGACTACAAACTTAAAAGGCGGAAGGACAAGACCCCGGAGGAACTTGAAGAGGAGAGAAAGGCCTTTGAGCAGTTTACTAAGCTGCGGAAGAAGGTGTTGCCAAAGTTCGGATTCAGGAACATTTTCATGCGGGCTGGGTATGAAGCTGATGATGTAATAGCTAGCATTTGCCAGGCCAACGAGGATGAAGAAGTGGTGATTGTGAGTGTGGACAATGATCTCTATCAGCTTCTGTCGGACAAGCATCACTTGTTCAACATAAGAAACAAGAAGTTTTACCGGGCCAAGGACTTTGTGGAAGAATGGGGTATAGAGCCAGAGGCCTGGGCGAAGGTGAAGAGCATTGCGGGATGTCCGGGGGATGGAGTTCCTGGAGTCCCTGGAGTTGGCAATAAGAAGGCCCGAGATTATCTTTTGGGGAAACTCCCTAGAACGGGCAAGGTTTATAAGAAGATAGAGTCAAATGACGGACAGAAGATCATCTTCAGGAACAAACTTCTTGTCACTTTGCCTATGCCCGGAGTGGGAAGCTTTGACCTTGTGGAGAATGAGGTTTTCTATTTGAAGGACTTCCTGGATATATGTGACGAGTATGGGTTTAGGAGCCTCTTGGCTCAGGAGCAGGTGTGGCGAGAGGTGTTTGGAATGGAGGTAA